CAGAAGTAACATTTGATTCTGTAGAATTACCAGTGTACAACAGCCGTGTTTACATGGCTGGTAAACACAAGTGGAACCCAATCACATGCAAATTGCGTGACGATGCCACAGGTGAAGTGCAAAAGTTAGTCGGTGAGCAACTACAGAAACAATTTGACTTTTTTGAACAAAGTTCGGCAGCATCTGGTATTGACTATAAGTTTACTACTAGATTAGAAATGTTGGACGGTGGTAACGGTGCTAACGTTCCTACAGTTTTAGAAACTTGGGAAATTTATGGATGCTTCTTAACAACAGCATCTTATGGTACTGTAAACTACGGTAGTAACGACGCAGTAACTATTGATTTAACTATTCAGTACGATAACGCAATCCAGAGCCCACAAGGCACTGGCGTTGGTACAGCAGTAGGAAGAGCTCTAGGAACTCTCGCTACAGGTGGATAATTAGTTCCGGGAGCAATATAAAAGGACACTTCGGTGTCCTTTTTCTTTATCTGCACACTTTTTCTTAGCCGATAAATAATTATATGGCAAACATACTCAACGGATTTTTAAACAACGTAGGACAAGGACTAGGTAACCCTAAAGGTACGCTAGGCGATTTCCAACACGCGGCAAGACTTTATAATAGTCAGGCTATGCGACTTGCTCCCAAAGGCAAGTGGATGTATCACGTGGTATTCAACATTAATCCACGTGCTTTAGGATCAGCAAAATTTGATATTCAGAAACACGGTACTGCTATCAATATGTTGGTTAAGTCTATTGATCTTCCTAAGTTTAGAGCTCAGGTTGAAAAGCCAATACAATATAACAGAAAAAGACAAATCCATACTAAGTTAGAATATGATCCAATTAGCGTTGGATTTCATGATGACAACTTTGGCCTAACAACAAACCTATGGGCTATGTATTATGGTTATTATTTTGCAGACAGTAAACATGGCGGTAGTGCAGGATCATCTGCCGCAGGATCATTATTGTCTGGTGTAGGAAATTTAATAGCAGGCTTTATACCTGGAAGCAATGGACTACTAGGCGCAGTTAAAGGATTCCTAGGTAGCTCAGATGCAGGTGTGCCTGCCGCTTATCAGCGTAATAGTTACAAAGGCTCCGCACTAAACACATATCGTTATGGCCTAGATAATGGTAGCGGTGCTCCTTTCTTTAGTAGCATTCAAATATTCCAATTAGCAAGACATCAGTATCAGAGTTATACATTAATTAATCCAGTAATTACAAGTTGGAGTCATGACAGTCTTGCTACCAGCAGTACAGAAGCATCTGGTAACACCATGCAGGTTGCCTATGAAGCAGTTATATATGGTGCCGGCGCAGTTAGTCGTGGCAATCCAAAAGGATTTGCTACAGAGTTTTATGATAATCAGCCTAGCCCATTAGGATTATTAGGCGGCGGTGTAACTAGTTTGTTTGGTCAAGGCGGCGTACTTGGTGGCATCGGTGATATCCTTAGTGATCTCGGACCAGGCGGCAATGGATTCACACTAGGTACACTAATTAAAGGCATTAACGTTTATAACAATGCTAAGAAACTAACTAAAGAAGGACTACGCGAAGAAGGATTTAGTATTTTTAAATCTGCACTTGGTGCCAGCACAGGAATTGACGTTAGCGGTGTGGCTAATGTATTGTTCCCTAAAAAGGCAAGTAGTGCGGCTAATGCACCAACTAAAGCACTTGCACCGGTGGCTGCTAGTTCTGGAAAGACAAATGATCAAATGATCAAAACTTTAAATAACAATCCAGCGGCAAAGGCAGCAGTAGCACGACAAGCCTTTGCCAATGGGTTTGTTGCAGGATTCGCTACAGGTGTTGCAGTCACAGCCGGAGCAACTGCCGGAATCGCAATTACTCCTCAGCAGGCCGCGCAAGCATACGACTCGTTGCCAGCGGCAACAAAAGCACAAGCCGAAGCAGCCGTAATAAAGGCATTAGAAAATAATGATCCAACTGTATCAAATATTGCGTCGGCTGCTATAGCAAAACTACCAGGATTTTTAGGATAATCATGTCAAACATATCACAGAGCAGTAACTTACCGCAAACAGAGCAAACAGATTCCGGTGAAAAAGTAAAATCATTTTTTGATGCTTATTTCATTGAGCCTATTAGTTTTCCAGCAGATCAAATCGATGCCACAGTTGGCTTCTTTCAAAAAAGAGGCTTTGACGATCTGGCCAGCCAAGCCACTGCTATTGTATTATTACAACAGGCTAAAATAGACGGCGTAAATGTGTTTACATTGTTAGACACACTAAAAGGTCTGGAAGATATTAAACTTAGTGCCGTAGTTGCAGAAGTCCTTAACTATAACAGACAAAAGATATCTACCCTAGGATATCGTCAACAAGGTCAAGGCGACTTACTGGAAAGCAGAAACATAGTAGTATAATATGGCCAGCAAGTTTGCACAAGGTAAGTTCGCTTTAAAAAATCCAGAAAAGTATATGGGTAATAGAACTCCTACCTACAGAAGTAGTTGGGAATGGGCAGTAATGCAGATGTTCGATAATAATCAAGCCATCGAAAAGTGGGGCAGTGAAGTAGTTAAAGTTCCTTATAGAGATCCTTTAACTGGCAAGCATACTATCTATGTACCAGATTTTTTTGTAGTCTATAATGATAAAAACGGACGTAAACACGCAGAAGTCTGGGAAGTTAAACCTGCTAGTCAAGCAGTATTAGAAAAAGTAGGACGTAGTAAAACTAACCAGGCCGCATATATTAAAAATCAAGCCAAGTGGGCGGCTTGTCGTGCTTGGTGTAAACAGCAGGGTATAATGTTCAGAGTTGTATCGGAAAATGATATTTTCCATAACGGTAAGCGATAAGTATTGTATGACTAAAAAACTTGAAGAATTACTCAATTTACCTGAAAATCAAGAAATCGTTAAAAACGAAGAAAAGAATCACAGGAAAGCAGAAAAGCAACTAGCTCGTGATAATGCCCCAGCGGAAAACCTATTCCGCGATATTGGAGAAATTGACAAGATTGCTGCCGCATTACCTCAGGTTAAAGGACTAGGCGATATTGCAGACAGCGAATTAGATGCACTAGCACAAAAGGCCACAGATGCCTATGACGATTTAGTTGACCTGGGCATGAACGTTGAACCACGCTATAGTGCCAGAATTTTTGAAGTAGCACAGACCGCACTTAAAAATGCTATAGATGCTAAATCAGCAAAGATAGACAAAAAGCTCAAGATGATTGAACTACAGCTCAAAAAGCAGAAGTTAGATCAAGAGGCTAAACCAGCAGGAGACGAGGACGACATTCAAGGCGAAGGCTACTTGATTACAGACCGCAATAGTCTGCTGGAAAAATTAAAGAATATGAAATAAATACAGTAGTGGGGAAAACTATGAAATCATTTAACGAATACTTAACAGAAAGCAAAAAAACATACGAGTTTAAGATTAAAATCGCCGGCGATTTAGACGAAGAAACTAAGACTAAACTTAAAGGTGCTATGGAACGTTTTTCCATTGTAAAAATGGATAACGGCAAACGCTTACCTATTGCAGAGCGCCATTTAGATTTCCCAGAATTAGAAAACACAAATGTTACAGTATTCAGTGTTGAAGTTAACTACCCTACTACTACACAGGTTTTAGAAAACTATATCTGTCAAGTATGTGGTTGTGAAAAGAACCGTGTAAGAGTTCGTACTGCTAATCAAGAAGCAGAACAAGTAGAAGTAAATTTTAATAAAGAACAAGGCGAAGCACTTCTCGCCAAAGAAGATCTTGGTGGCGAAAGTGCTCAGGACAAAGTTGGTGACAAGCACGTATCAAGTTTCTTAAAAGGCTTAGTTGCAGATGCAAAGTCTCGTCAGGATTCACAAGTACATAAAGAAAAAGCATCTGAAATGCCAGAGTCTGGGGCTAGTATAAGTCCAATTGGCTCCAAAACTCTAAAAGGAAAATAATCATGGACATGAAAAAATTATTAGGCATCGTTACTGGTGCTAAAGCAGAAACAACAACTCAGTTAAACGAGAATATCGAAGAGTGTGGCATGCCAGGCCCAATGGGTTCTCCAAGCACACCTCCAGTAACAATGAGTGTAAATTTAAACGCACAAGGTGTAGACAATATTAAAGAATTGTTAAATTTAATGCGCTCAGCAGAGTCTGGTCTAGGACACGATCACATGCCAGCACCAATGGGCATGCCAATGCCAGCAGTAGGCTTAGATATGCCAATTAAAGTTACAAAAATTGGCGGGGAAGAACCTGGTGATGAAATGGGCGATGAGCCTGAAATGAAACCAGCAGGTGCAGATGGCGACCGTGGCATGGATCAAATTAAAGATTTAGTTCGCAAGGCAGGTATTGAAAAAGAATATTCTAACAGTCCTGAAGAAGCATACGCAGGTGTAGACAGCGTAACTACAGACGCCGGCGGCGGCATGAACGAACCAAAAGACCCAGCAGACCTACGTGTTAAAGATCCTAGCGGTTACGAAAATGCAGAGGAAGCCTATGCTAACGAACCAGACGAACAATACAGTGACCACAATACATTGATTAAAGATTTGTCAGGTGGTTTAAATAAAGAAAAACAACAGTATGCTAAAGCGCAAGATGGCGACAATGCAATGGCCGTAAGAGCAGAAAGCATTCGTCAAGCATTGGATCAACGCTACAGAGAAATCAAAGAAGGCAAGTAATTCGTCGGCGGTTGCATTGTGATTAAGACAATGCCAAATGGGCTCTTCGGAGCCCATTTTTTTCGTTAAATAAAGTATGGCAGGAAAAACATTAGACGGCGTATTAATTAAGAAAGCCCACAGGCAAGAACGTTTCACGGAACAACAGATTGCCGACTTAGCCCAGTGTGCTGACCCATCAACTGGTTATCTATACTTTGCTAAGAATTTCTTTTACATACAGCACCCAGTTAAAGGTAAGTTATTATTTGAACCATATGAGTATCAGGTAAACTTACTAGATAGTTATCACAACCACAGATTTAATATCAATATGTTACCACGTCAAAGTGGTAAGACTACCTGTGCGGCTGGCTATTTGTTGTGGTATGCTATGTTCCATCCAGACCAGACTATTCTTGTTGCCGCACACAAATATACAGGCAGTCAGGAAATTATGCAACGCATACGCTATGCCTATGAAGACTGTCCAGACCACATACGCTGTGGTGTAACAAACTATAACAAAGGGAGTATAGAATTTGATAATGGATCACGTATTGTATCAGCAACTACTACTGGCAACACTGGTCGCGGTATGTCAATATCCTTACTATACTGTGATGAGTTTGCATTTGTACAACCAAACATTGCAGACGAGTTTTGGACATCTATTTCGCCAACACTAGCAACTGGTGGTCGTGCTATTATTACTAGCACACCTAACAGTGACGAAGACACATTTGCTACTATTTGGAAAGAAGCAGAAAAGAAATTTGACGAGCACGGCAACAGCACTGATGTAGGTGTTAATGGATTCCACAGTTTTAGAAGCGAATGGTGGGAACATCCAGATAGAGATGAAGCCTGGAAAACTGTAGAACTAGGACGCATCGGTGAAGAACGATTCCGTCGAGAATACGGTTGCGAATTCTTAGTCTATGACGAAACACTGATTAACAGTATCTGTCTTGCTGGCATGGAAGGCAAAGAACCAATCCTTAAAATGGGACAATGTCGTTGGTACAAACAGCCCACCGACGATATGATATATGCCGTTGCTTTAGATCCGGCACTGGGCACTGGAGGCAACTATGCGGCCATACAAGTTTTAGAATTGCCCACAATGATACAGGTAGCAGAGTGGCAACACAATACTACTGCCATCGAAGGACAGATAAAAATACTTAAAGATATCAACAAGTATATTGCAGACTGCTGTCCAAAAACACAGGGCAGTAACATCTACTGGAGTATTGAAAATAACACAGTAGGCGAGGCGGCACTAATTGTAGTTAAGAACGTGGGCGAAGAAAACATACCCGGAATGTTTATAGCAGAACCAATACGCAAAGGGCATGTTCGCAAGTTCCGCAAGGGATTTAATACTACACATCGCAGTAAAATATCGGCTTGTAGCAGACTAAAACACTTAATCGAGTCTAACAAGTTAAAAGTAAACAGTAAAGCACTGATATCAGAACTAAAGGCTTTTATTGCTTCAGGTATCAGTTTTAAAGCAAAATCGGGCGAAACTGACGATTTAGTATCGGCAATGCTTCTAGCAGTACGTATGAGTTCTGTAATGGCAGACTGGGATCAGCGTGTATTTGAAGTTATGACGGGCAGATTTGAGGATGACGAGAACGATTACGAGCCACCAATGCCTATATTTGTTTCAACAGGATTCTAATAAATACTACTATGAAAGATTTGACCACAATTTCCACTGACCTTTTCAACAAAGTTCGTAGCAGATTCTCCAATGTAAAACTAGGGGATCAAGCAGGTGTTGTTATTACAGACCCAGCAACTGCTCGCTTTTTTGACTTGGATTTTACTCACGAGGGTGCTAGTTTAGGGCACGTTAATATCAAGTTAGACGACGATAGTTTAACTGTGATTTACAATGAATCCATGGTGGAAGGCGAGCACACAGATGCTAAAAAACATTGGTACGATTTTTTGAAAGAATTGCGTATGTTTGCCAAGTCGAACATGCTGAACTTTGATACTAGAGATATTACAAAAACAAATCTAGACAAAAGAGATTATGAATATCTGGCACAGGAAAACGGAGATACAAAAATGAGTGAATCAAAACTATGGGGTACTAGCAAGACTAGTTTCCAAGACATGGGTGAAGCGAAGATTATCGTCAAGCACAGTCAACCAGTTAATTACAATATTCCAGCAGGACGTACAATGCACATTGATAGCATTTACATCGAAAACGCCGCTGGAGAAAGATTCCGTTATCCACACCGCCACTTAAATGGTGCTCGTGCAATGGCCACTCACGTAGCCAACGGCGGTACTGTATATGATGCAATTGGCACACACATATCTGGATTAAGCGAAGAACTAAGCAAATTACGTCAATTTAAAAATTACACTCAGCGTAACGGCTTACAAGAAGCACTAAGCGATGTATCCGAATTAGTACTATCACGTATTTCCGATATTAAAGAACAGATTTCAAAACTACAGCGTCAAAGTTATTATGCAGAGTTTGCAGAAAGTTTTGCGCCTGCAAGAGAATTACCTATCCCAGAAGAAACAGTTAATAGTTGGGTAGATGCACTGACAATCCGTACATTCAACGAAGAACTTAAATCTGTATTCCCATTTATCTACAGACTAGTAGATCAACCAAAAGCATTAGGATATGAAGATTTAGTTGGTGAAGGCAAAGGCAAAGTTTGCGATGTTTGCGAGAAGAATCCATGCGTATGTGACGATGACGATTTAGAAGAACATAATCATTTGGCAGATTACGAACAGCATTTAGATGACATTACAACATTCGAATATGATGTTCAAGAGCCGCCTATGGCACAGCCTGCTCCTACACAAGCACCAAATGCTCGCGAAGTTGTAGAATTTATTATGAGTATGTACGATCAAGAGCAAGGAACTTTTCCTAAAGGCGAAGAGGGTGTAAAGATTGCTGTTGAAAAACGTTTTGGCGAACACGCTGGACAATTTGCTAGTCAAGTAGTTGAAAGACTAAGCTCTAAAGAACAAATGATGCCCGCACAAGAAGGACCTGACTTTGAAAGTATGCAAGGCGCTATTCAAGAAGCCGCCGATGCTACATCAGTTGGGGAGTTGGAGGCTGCAATTAAAAAGTTTCAACAAGCGGCTGGTATAGCGGTTGATGGTAAGATGGGTCCAGCCACACAAAAGGCTATGCAAGCGGCCAAGTCACAACAACCAGCACAAGGTGCGGCAGCACCAGCAGGCGGAGCACCAGCAGGCGGAGCGGCACCAGCCGCG